GAACGCGCCCCGCGCTGGAAAAGCCGAGGGCGTCCCGAACGCCGGAGGAGATGCGGAGCGTGGAGCCTGTGGAGGATTCTATGCCCATAATTTCTTGCTACCTTTGGGTGCAGTCGGTAGCATGTTCCGCATACGATGTCAAATCTATTTGCTACCTGCGGAAGCGGAAGCCCTGAAGCTGGCGCTGGAGCTGGGGGGCGATGTTGAGGCGGTGGCCTGCGGAGAGGTAGCGGAGGGCTTGGGTCGTGGCGTCCACCTGGTCATCGTGCGCCCCGCTGGGGAAGCGGGTCAGCTCCAGCTTGTACTCGTCCACCCACGGCGCAAGGGAACGGTCGGGGAGCAGGACGTTGCCAGCCTCGAAAAGCGCGGTCACGGCATGGGCTCGGGCCTCCTTGCTCCCGTCAGGCTCCACGGGAACGATACCGGAGACTTCGTGCTTGAGCGCATCTATCACGGCAGGCCCGTTCGCCTTGTCCTCGATGAGGATGCGGGGCGCAGTGCGGGGGAAGCGGGCGCGGGCGCGTTCCGCAAGCTCCTTCACCTGCGCCACGGTCTCGGTGAAGCTCCAGCGCCCGCGGAGCTGGTCGAGCAGGTAGTAGTCGGCCCCGTATCTGCCGACAAGCTGGCCCACTACAAAGTCGCTGGCGTCCGTACTCTTGAACGCGAGATCCCAGCTCATGATGACGGCATCGAACCTCGCAGGCAGGTCTTTGGGGAACCACGTCCTCTGCAGCCATTCGTCCTTGAAGATGGCACCACCGTCAGGAACCGGATGCTGCTGGTAGAGGGCTTCCCAATCGCGGGTGCCGATGGTGGCCTTGATCTTGAGCAGCTGTTCCAGCGGATAGCGGGCTGGGTGCAGGGCCTCGCCCTTCTTCCTGTAGGGCGGTTCGTCCACCTCGGCGATGGCAGGAAAGTTGACCACGCGCCACTCGTCTCCCTCGCCCCGTGCCTGCGCGTCCAGAAGCCTGCCGGACAGGTCATCCTCGTGCCAGCGGGTGTTCATCACGATGACGCCACCACCTGGAGCGAGGCGGGTGTAGAGGGTAGAGGTATACCAATCCCAGATGTTCTGCCGGATGGTTGGCGAGTCTGCGCTAGCTCTGTCCTTCAGAACGTCATCGAGGATGCAGATGTCCGCGCCCATGCCGGTAACGCCCCCGCCCACGCCTGCGGAGCGGTAGACGCCCCTGTGGCCCACGATCTCGAAGATGTCGCTGTTGCGGAGGTAGGAGCCCTGCGCCGTAGATCGCACATTCTTCTCGCTCAGCGAGGACTCGGGAAAGATGCGCCCGTAGGAGTCCTCGGCCATGATGCGCTGCACGTCGCGGTTCATGCGGGAGGCGAGGTCGGCGCTGTACGACGTCGCGATGATGGAAAGGTCTGGATAGCGCCCCAGCGCATAGGCAGGGAAGTGGCGGGAGGCAAGCTGGCTCTTGCCGGAGCGCGGGGGCATGGTGATCATGAGGCGCGGGGACTTCTTCTCGATCACGGCCAGCAGGAAGTCCTCCAGCTCGTCGCAGACACGCTCATGGACCCAGCCCATGTCGTAGTCCGGCATGGTGGCGAGGACGAAGGCTCCAAGCCAATGGCGGGCCAGTTCCAGGACAAGCTCGCCGTGGTCGATGCTAGGCAGAGCCATCCTGCGCCTGCGCCTTCCGCATGAGGGCTTCGCGGGTCACGGCCTTGAGATCTTCGCGGGAGAGCCCAGACAGGTCTATCTTGGCAGGGCTCATGCTCCCGTCGGAGCTTGTCACGTCCACCTTCTGCGTCTTGCCGTACATCCACTCCCAGTACATGGCGGCGGCCTTGAGATCTCCCTGCGCGGCCTTGACGCCAACGGCGCGGGCTATGGCCTCGGCATAGGTCAGGCCGTCTCCGCCGCCTTTGACGGGGACCACGACGCTCTGCAGGGCCTTCACGGCCTCGCGGAGGTCGCGCTGGTGACGGCGCTTCTCGCCGGAAGCGATGCCGCCCTTCTGGCCGTTTCTCCTAACTTCCTCCGGGCTTCGCCTGCTGTTCGGGATGAGGTTTTGCGGGTTCAACGCCATAGGCTAGCCTCCCCATTCCTCCTGCACGGCCGCAAACGTCCTGCCGTCCTCTTCCTGCGTGGCCTCCTGCCCCGTGAACTCCTGCCAGCGCCTCGGCTTGCCCTTGGGCTTGGATTCAGTGTCTGCCATAATCAATCTCCTTCTAGCTTGATAAAACCCCAAATTGGCGGTCTTTCTTGTCGCATCTTGATTTTGTTTGCGCTATCATGGCTCTACAGCAACAAGGAGGCTCCCCATGGAACGCAAGATTGATACGCTTAGAGCGATGATGCGCGAGGGGCTCTGGCATGACGCCATACGCTTCGCGGCTAAGTTTCCGCGCCTTGGCAACGAGAAGGTGGCTATAACCAGAGCTAAGGACTGCATTGTTAATCCACGCTTCTACGAAAGTATGGGGCGCAATATTGAAGAAGAAATTCATTTAGGCATCATCGCACTCAATAACAGATTCAAGATCTGACATATCAATAGGTCCAATCTTCTTTGCTGCCTTAAAGGCGTCACCTTTTAGAAAGACGAGAAGATTCTGGTGCGTCTTGCCTATTTTACGTGAGACGTCAAACTGCTTGGGAGCGCGAAGCGGAAGAGTGGCCGCACTGGTTACAATTATTATTTCATTATAGTACGAAAGCCCAGCATCTTTGAACGCTTGTATAGTATCTGGGACAAAACCGTAATAATTACCGTCCTTACCTCTTACCTCTCCGACTACAAACGCGGCGAACGAATCTTCCTTTAGCATAGAACAGCTCTTGGCGATTATCTTGCGGTACACGGCAAGAAAATCTTTGTACTGCATTGTCGAGAGATCTTCTGGGTTGTCGGAATACCGTTCAAGATCTGCATACGGCGGACACGAGTAGACAAAGTCGTACTCACCCTGAGCTATTTTGTCTATGTTGAGAGAGTTGCCGACATGCCATACAGGCATCTCGTTTTCGCATGTCTTTTGAGCCTGCCGTCTGTTGGCCTCTATTTGCTCTGGCCTCAAGTCTATGCCGACATATTGCCGTCCCAACTTAGAGGCAACTATTCCACGGACAGAACCGCCAGCAAAAGGATCGAGGATCAATCCTTTTGGTGGGCAGAACCACCTGTAGGAAAGTTCGCACAGCACTGGGTCAAAAATGCTTGTCCCATTCAGAGATGTTTGCTGCCCCTGTTTTATCTTGAACTCCCCGAAGCAAAGGCCTTTGGGGATAGTGACAGTTTGTTTTTTATCCATCACTTTTTCTTCCTGTAAACACCAGTTTGGTTCTTGATTGCCAACTGTTTCAACCCGCCGCCTGCTATCATGTCTTCCCCACGGCCTTCTCCGCTGTCTATGCCAATAGAGATCCACGCTCACTTCCGCCCCTGCCACACGCCGTCGCGACAATTCAGGACCGAGAAGGGTGGGTAGCCAAACCTCTCTGCAAGACTTTTGCTTTCCGCGCCGTTTTCGTTGCCCGCATAGTTTTCGCTTCCATAATCCATCCCCCCCCCTATAATTTCATCCAATTCAGGAAGCTCAAACCCCGTCAGTTCAAGGTCGAAGTCCATCTCCTGCAGATCTTCCAGCTCCAGCTTGAGCAGATCGGTATCCCACTCTGCCCAGTTGGCGCTCTTGTTCGCGAGAATGCGGAAGGCCTTCACCTGCGCCTCGGTCAGCTCGTCTGCGAGGGCAACAGGGACTTCCTTGAGGCCCAGCTTCTGCGCGGCCTTCAGACGTAAATGACCGTCTACGACGGAGCCGTCCGACTTCGCCACGATGGGGATGCGGAAGCCGAACTCCTTAATGGCAGACGCCATGCGGTCAACCTGCTCATCGTTCTTCCTGGGATTCCTGCAATACGGGATGCAACGCTCTATGGGCCACGTCTCCACCTTTAACTCTGCCACCTGATTTCCTCCTAGAACTTCCGGAACGCCCCGTCATCCTTGCGTTCCGGCTTGTCGATGATGTCAAGCGCCTGCTCGACCTTCTGTTCCGCCGCGTGGTTAATCCTGTGCAGGGCCTTGCGGAGCAGGGACGGCACCGGAAGCTCCAGCGCCTCGCACTTGGTCAGGATGCTGATGGCCTCGTGCATCGCGAGATAGGCGCAGGCCCAGAGCGGGACGGGGACGGTCTGCCCAAGGACGTGCTGGCCGATGTACTGGCACAGCCACGCGATGGACAGAACCAGCGTGTAGACGGGGATCTTGGCGAAGCCCCTCGCAAACTTGCGGAGCGAAAACGTCCGCATCCTTGCGGCCAGCCAGATGCCAAGCACGAAGTCTGCCACGAAGAATCCCACCAGCGCCCATACGAGGTCGAGGGGGAGCCCCATGGCCTCGCAGGCCACGGCTATGCAGGCGAGGCCGCCCTTGAGCCACGGGGCGCTGACAACGCCTCCGAGGATGCTTCCAAAGTCGTGTATGGTTTCGGACATTGAAACGTCTCCGATGTCTCCGGCTTCTGTCATGGCTGGCTCCTACTCGTCGGCGTCAAGCCATTCGAGGGCCTGCCGCTTCATGGCGTTGCACCTGCGCGTCCAGCCCTTGATGAACACCTTCTGGCTGGGGCGGTTCGCCACGATGCTGTCGTAGAAAGACTGCCTCTTGTTGGCCACGGCACCTATGCCGGTCGGGCAGTTGAGCAGGCGCATCGCAGCCCTTGTCTTGGGGCCGAACTTCCCGTCTACGGAAAGCTTGGGGAAAACGCTCGCCATGAGATTGCAGGCCCGCTGGATAATCCGCATGGCGTTGCCGGAGCCGTGATTCACGTTCATGTCGTAGGCGCAGAGGCAGACGCTCAGAGGCTGGTCATCAAGCTGGAACGGGTCCCAGAACGAGAACTTGAACAGCGCCCCCGCCTGCGCCTGCGTGAGGCTCTTGATGGTCTGACGCGTCACAGTGGACGTGCCGAGGATGTCGCGCAGGACAGACGGCCTGCTCTTCTCCATGTCCTTGAGGTACGCCCAGCTCACGCCGTACTTGGTGAGCCCGCCGGAGTCGGCCGCGTCATCGGTGAGACCGCCTTCCCATTCCAGCACGAACCGCTGGCAGCGTTCAAACTTGGTCATCTACAGACCCTCCCTATGCAGTTTTTCTCCGGCTTCCCGCAAATATGCCCCGCGGGCATGGTATTGTCAAAACAGTACGTTTCAGGCATGATTGGCGCACCGCCTGAATCAGAGAGAACTGGCATACTGGTCTCCTTAGAGATGCGCTCATCGCTACCCCTCTTGGCCCCTCCAGAGTCCTCACGCTGGAGGGGCTTCGCGTTTCAGCAGGGCAATCTCTGCCTTGAGCTCGCGGATGCGCCGAAGCAGATGCCTTGAACACTTCCTGCACATCTTGCCATGCAGAAACTCCCAGCCGTTCTTGGCTTCCTTGGCGTCGCCGTCCACTGACTCAGGGCCGGACATTCCGCAGCGGGGGCAGGCCACGGTCTTGCCCCCTTCGGCAGTGTCAGCAACGTAGACTTCCTCGCATCCGCAGGCAGGGCAGGGGGACACGGCCTACCACCACCCCATCCAGCGCACGAGCGCCAGCCCGAGGAACGCGCCGACGAAGGCCGCCAGCACGCGAAATCCAGTGTGGATGCACTTCCGCGCCCACTTCTGTTCTTCCGTCATCACTCTTCCTCCCCTATTATTTCCGGCCCTCCGCAGTGGCCCATCTCCAGAAGTCGCAGAGTGCCGGAGCTATCGCGGTAGGTGTAGAGACAGCGCTTGCCTGACCGCAGGGCCGTCTCCTGCTCTACGAAACAGATCCACCCAGGCCAGCGATTCCAGCCGGGAGAGAAAATCGCGGTGTCGCACTTGCCAAGACGAAGCATCGCCTCAGACAGATGCCACCAAAGCCCCAGAGGCTCATCCTCCGGCGCATCGTAGGCGCACCTGTTGAAGACGGGTTCCTGCGTTGCAGGGTCGAGAACCCCAGCGACTTCTGCCTGCAGCTTCTCCATCTGCTCTCGCGTCAGCATGTCCACGGGGAGACTAACGTAGACGCGACTCTTTTCGTTCATCTTGAAGGCCTCCCTTCCCGAACTGCTCTTGCGGCTTCCTGACACCAGCACTTCCGGCACTCCTCGAAGCTGTATCGGGAGCACCTGCAGCACTGGTCGTGGTTGACCAGGATTCTCGCCTCGGAGAGCCTGTCGGCCAGCCAGACGATCTGGCCGTACAGGTCAGCGAAGTCGAGCTTGGCCTGCTCAATGCGGTCAGCCATTGGCCTGCTCCTTCCCTGCCGTCTCGCGCACGGCTCGATTCAGCCAGCAAGCGGAGCAAGACAGCCCTTCGGGGCAAGTCCGTTCCTCATCCCAGCAGCACCCCACGAGGTCGGCACACATCTTGGAGAGGCGCTTCGCCACGGCCTGCCACTGGCGGGCATCGTGCTCCCATCGCTCGGCGGGGCAGGACGGCTTCTTCCGGCTCATGCGTCCTCCCCGTGCTCGTACTCGCGAAGCATCATGCGGAGCGTGACCACGACCAGATCCGCCATCTCCTCCTCGGCGCGGTCGAGCCAGCCGGGCCTTGCCTTGGTCAGCTCCTTGTTGGCCTCGCCGAACTCCTCGCCGACGAAGCCCCAGCCGTGCCAAACGTTCTCGGCGTAGCGTGGATGCTTTTCGCGGGCCTTCGAGAGCCTGTGCAGGATGCCAGCAAGCACATGGGCAATACGGTCACTGTCTCCATGCCTCCGCAGTTCCTCGATGACATCGCGCTCCTTTTCGTCCAGCACCATCGGATGCTGGCCCAGCGTGAAGCGTTCAACGCTATCCATGCGTCTCCTCCTCTGCCATTTCTGCCAGCTCCTCGCCCGTAGGGGTGCGTGGGCGTCCAAACGTGGCTGGGTTGCAGTCCACGATTCTCTGCATCAGCTCTTCCTTGGTCTGGGGCGCGTCCTCCTGCACCAGCGCCTCAACGCCCTCGGCCTTGGGCTTGTCGTAGCGGAACGGCTCCGGAACGGCGAGGTCGGCTCCGCAGGCGGCGTAGCCTGCCAGATCAACCCACGAGTCGCCGTGCTTCGGATTGGCCTGTATGCGGGCGATCTTGAGCAGGGCCATCATGCAGGCAACGTCGTAAGGCTCAAGCTCAACGACGGACGGAAGATAGGCGTTCCAGAGCCTCGCGATTTTCTTGAAGCAGTCCTCAACATCGCCATACTGGTCTTGGCGGTTTTGCAGGACGCACTTCGCAGCCTGCTCAAGGCATTCTTTCCTAGTCATCAGTCCTCCATTTTTCCAGATGCAAGACAAACGTGAAGCGCTCCTTATCCCTGCGGAGATACTTAGCTCCCCCGATGCTCAGCCTGCGCTTCTTCGCAGCAGCCGCCACAAGGGCGACAGCACCCGTCTCATCAAGCGCCAGAAGACCTTCCAGTTCTGCACCGCGCTTTTCCACTGGCTCATTCACCCTGCGCCTCCTTCCTCGCCTTGTCTTCCAGCGCACCGACACGGCCCAGCAGGCCGCCTGTGGGCGTCTCGCCGATCAAAAATTCGTGCTCGTCAAGCTGGGCGTGGATGGACTGCGACTGCTCAAGGACGTGGGTCTGGAAGGCGTCCATGCTGTCTTCCAGCGACATGACGCGGGCCTTGTGCTTCTTGGCCTCCTCCATGCAGTGCGTGGCCAGCGCGTCCAGCCTGTCTTCAAGCTCGGCGATGCGCCCCTCGATGTCAGGCGCGTTCCGGCGCTTCCCGCAGGCAGAGCCGATGAGGCCTCCTGCAAGTCCGGCAAGCAAAATGAGCCCCGTAAAAATGAACGAGTTTACCATGTTTCCTCCAGCTATTCTTCGTTGATGTTTTCGCCCTCTACAGGACATCCCAGCCTTCTCCGCAGCTTTCGCCAGCAGGCCGGACAGCGGTAGTCCGGCGTGGGCTTGCCGCAGTCGTGGCATTTCCGCATATGATCCTTCTGCTTCGGCAGGCGGGGCTTCGGCCCTCCGCGCAAGGACAGGTGGAGCGCCCGCGCCTTGACGCTTTTGTCGGTCCTGTCCAGCAGGAGACCGATCTCGGCGTAGGTCATGGTGCCCACGTGCTCCCGCAGCACCCTGTCTTCTTCCGGCGTCCACGGCACCTTCAGCCCCTGGAACTCCCCGCTGGTCAGCCCCAGCCTCGCGACCCGCCTGTAAATGCCTTTTACCGATCGCCCGATGCGTTCCGAAATCTGCTCCACTGGCAGGACGTGCCAGAGTTCAGCCAGCAGTGCGTCCTCCTCGGGTGTCCACATGGCGGGGGCGGGACGGCTTTTCGGGCTGTGCAGCGTGCGCCATCTAGACTCGCAGCCCCCGAGCGTCCTGCCGATAACCTCGGCGCACTGGGCGTAGGTTCGGCCTAGTGCCCGCAGGCGCATCAGCTCCTCGTCCTCCTCCCGCGTCCATGGCATGGGGTTGGTTTTGCTATCCGACATTGGCCGTCTCCAGCTTTCCAGACGCGAGGGCGCGAAGGATGTCCAGCTTCGACATGGACGCGAGATCCATGGCCTGCGGAGACGGTCCCTTGACGGGCGATGTGGCGCTCGCCTCCGCAGGCGGTTCATCCGGCACTGGCGCTGCTGGGATGAAATTTTCTGCATTGCCGTTCTGGGCCTCTGAAGGCCCCTCTGGCGCATCCTTTTGCTTTTCACGCAAAACTACTGCGGAATCGCCTTCCTTTGCCTCTGCGGGGCGCTCAGGGGCCTCCTTGTGCGTCTTGACCTTCCTTGCCTCAGCGAACTCGCGTCCGGCGTCATCCGGCACGAGCCAGACGCCCCTGTCGCCCTGCACGGCGTCGAGCCGCTTCTTCCAGATAGCCGAGTAGACAACGCCCACGGTGCATCCGGCCAGTTCCGCGACCTTGGCGCAGGTCATCCAGCCTTCGGGAGCCTCGGCCTTCGCATGGGCTATGGCTGCAGGCTTCTTCGCCAGCTTCGGGGCTGGAGACGCCTGCCCGAGGCTGGCCTTGCCCTCTGGCAGGCGCAGGCCCAGCCACGAGATGCGGAGGGCGACTTCGGCGGGTGGCCTGCGGAGCTGTTCGGCGCAGATGCGAAGGCCAAGCTCGCAGGCGAAGTCCTGCAGAAAGGCGTCTTCCCACGCCCGCCAGCCCCTGCCCCTGCCAGGGAAGAAGCCCTGCGTCTCAAGGGAAAGATCAGGCATGGATTGGCTCCCACCGTCCGGCCAGATACAGTTCGACTGCATCTGCGGCTTCCTTCCAGCCTCTCGCCACGACTACGGCATAGCCTGCCGATTCGAGAAGCGGGAACAGGTCGCGCTGGCGCTCTGAAACGCGCCCGCGCTTCGTCTTCATTTCGATGAACATCCCGTATTTTCCAGATGCAGCCTTGGCGAGAAAAATGTCGGGAACGCCAGCGAGAGCGCCTTCCTGCTTCAGCCTTGCGCCTGTTATGGCGTCACGCGCCCCGCCGTTCGGCACGGCGAAGCAGACAAGATTGGGCCATCTCTGGGCCTGCATCATGCGGAGCCAGCGGAAGAACGCCTTCTGCTCTGCGGATTCAGAGCCAGCGCCAGCGACATTGTATCTAGCCAAATTTCACCGCCCTTGGATTCTTCAAAAACTTCCTGCAGGCCTTCCAGTGGTGCCCGTAGGGCCGGAATTCCGGCATGAGCCTGCACACCGCCATGGAGTAGGGGCCGTTCGGCACGAAGGCGCAGTGGGCGCACTCCCAGCACTCCGGCTCCCTTGCATTCCACCTGTTCGGCGGCTGGGGCAGGGCCGTCCTCATCTACTCGTACTCCTCGGGCATCTGCCTGCGCGGGTCGAATGCGTCTGCAGGGATGCCCCGTCCCGCATGAAGCCCGTCCAGCAGCTCCTGCAGGGACTTCTTCAAGGGCTGAGGCGGGCGGTTCCTGATGCGCGGAGGCTCGTGGAACGTCCAGCCGTTGGCCTTGAGGTCTGCGAGGCTGGCCTTGCGGATCTCCATGTCGGGGAAGGCATCGCAGGTCAGGTTGCAGAGGCAGGGGATGGCGGTCGGGGCAGTCCCCGGCTTCGCTCCGAGCTTCCAGACGTAGAACCATCCCTTGCCGCGGCACTCGGGGCAGTCGGGGTCTCCGCACATGTCGGCGTAATACTGCTCGTTCGTGAACGTGGGCATCTGGCTGGCCCGCCACGCGGGGAACAGCGACTTCTTCAGCTCCCTGCCGATGTTGGAGGGGAGCTTGTCGGCGTCCTGAAGCTGTTCGGCGGCCCAGACGATGAACTCGTCGGGCATATCGGCAACGCGCTTGAACGCGGCGTCCAGCACCTGCACCCTTGGGTCGGGCTTGCCGTAGGTCGCATAGGTTTCTTTGATCTTCGAATCGAACAATGCTCTATCCATAGTCTACCATCCTCTGAGCTTCCTTTTCTGGGCTTCTCTGGCCTTGAGTTCCGCAAGCAGGCGGTCGCCCTTCTCCTTGGCGGCCTTCTCGGCGTCCGTCGGTTCGGGGTCAACGCCAGTTCCGGCAATCGGCTTGCGGGGTTTCAACGTCCACATGTGCTCGTGAAGCCAATTTTCCAGCTTGGGAACGTAGCCCCTTCGCCACTGGTCATCAGCGGCCACCATCTGGCGGACGCTCTCCAGAAGCTCGTCGATGCCTGGGAAGTCTGGCGAGTTGAACAGGCGAAGAAACTCATCCCTGCCGGAATGCTGGCCCTCTGGCTTGGCCTCGTCGTAGGCCTGCCGGAGCAGGGAGAACTCGTAGTCGCCCCTGCGCCTTTCGGCCCTCACGGCGTCCCGCGCTTCCTCGATGTCCTCCCTGTTCATGGGAGCAGAAGAAATACGCACACCCTGTCCCCCTGCTGGGGGGTAGGGGGGTGTGTCTTTGTCTTTCTTTTTTTCCTCTAACGCTGTTTCCTCTTTCGTCTTTCCTCTTTCTTCTCTCGGGGGGTATGCAGACCCTTCGGCGAGAGTATCGCTACCCCCTGCAGACCCTATCGAGAGGGTGTCAAGACCGTCTGAAGGGGGTGTCAATAGGGTATCCATGCCCTCTGCATGAGGTGCGGCATGGGTATCGCTATCGTCTGGATATGGCCTGCCATGAGCTTCGCCAGCACAGAAGAATTGCGGATACTTTGTCGCAAGCGCTTTTTTCACCCTGCCGGAAGGGAGCTCACCATGCAGTTTTTGAAGGTTTTTGATTAGAAATTTAGAAACTTTAGAATCCTCGCGCATATGTGTTTGATTTTTGATAAAATTAACAAGCAAAACCATATCACCATCGCGAACAATCTTTCCTGCCTTTTCGGCCTTTGAGAAGAAGTTCTCTATATCGTCAACAGTTGCTCCTGTATCGAATGCTATTTTACGCGGAGAGACATCTGTAACTCCGATGTTCGATGTACGTTCATTAGCAAAAAGGTAAATGAAAAGAAGTTTTTCTGATATAGGCAGAGATTCAATAAATCTGTCCGACCATATAGTCGGCATTATCGTTCTGAAGTCTGCCATAAATCTACCTCAACCCACTGGGAAGAATATTTGCGTTCCTGATACCGATGTTTTTGCGAACTGCTCTACGGTCTTCAACTGTTCCGCAGAGCCAATAAGACAACTCCCTGTACCCGTGATCTATTTTGGCTGTGATTATTATATTCAAAACTACTTCTGCTAGAAAAGATATACCCTCTATTGCTATGCCTTCACGAATTTTTGCTTCGCATATTTTCTTATATAAATCGTCGGTACGGAACAGTTTTTGTGCAATATTATTTGCATAATCGAGGCACATCTCGATTTCTTCGACCGTATCAGCCCAGTATATACCCTCAGTGCAAGAATCGTTAGCCATATCGGATACTTCTGTGTAAATTTCTAAAAGCGAAAACTTTTCACTGAGGTTTTTAAGTGTTTCGCGGAGAGGTTTGAGCCTCTGATTTTTTGCTTCGCGCTCTGGGCTTATCTTGAACTTCTCTTCAAGTTCGGGCATACTGCCTCCATTCGAGGTTAGATGGTTAATCCAAGCAGGCCCGCCTTTTTGCAGAAGACGGGCTTTCGCGTTTCTAGGCTCTTAAATCTGCGCTGGACGCGATGGCCGCCGGACGGCCACGCCTGTCCTTCCTGCCTTCAAAGCCTCCGGCCTTGAGAGCGGCAATCAGCTTGCAGGCGTTGGCGAAGGTGATCCCAGTTTCGGGGTTGTTGGCGAAGCGAGAGATGATCGCCTGCGCGACACCCGCCTTCTCTGCCAGCTCAGACTGGCTGGCCTGTCCGCTTGCCAGAAGCGCACGGATGGCCGCCTTGAGGTCTCTGGTTGTCATAGGGAAGCCTCCTGTCCCCGCCAGAAAAGCTGGGAGAAAATAAAAATTTGTATTTTCATGGGGTCATTTTATACGTTTTCGATAAAAAGGCAAGCGGTTTATCCGTGCGGGCATTTGCCCACCCCTATCGAAAAACGTATAAAAGGTTAAGGAGGCATCCCATGAGCTTCGAGGAGAAATTCTACGCCGTCCTGCGGGAGCAGGCCGAGGCAGGCGGGCGAGGCTGGCAACAGGACTTCGCCGTCAAGTGCGGCATCGAGCAGAACGCCTTGAGCAGGATCATGTCGGGAGTCACGAAGTCGCCGACGCTGAAGAACGTGGCGGCCATCGTTGACCAGCTCGGCTGGGAGGCGTTCCAGGAGAGCGTACCGACTATCCGCAGGCTTGGCCCCAACGCGCCCGTGGAGGCTGTCGAGGGGCAAAACCTGCCACGCGTCCCCGTCTTGGGCTCGGCTGGGGCAGGAGAGCCGCACGAGTTCTGGAGCGCGGAACCAGTTTCCATGCTGGAAGTGCTTCCCCAGTACGACAAGCCCAATCTGGTCGCCTTGACGGTCGAGGGCGAGAGCATGGAGCCGACCATCAAGAAAGGCTCCATTGTCGGCGTTGTCCCGCCGGACGGCGACCTCATGGAAGGCGGCGTCTACCTTGTGGACGTCCCGCCGTTTGGGCGCGTAATCAAGCGCCTGAAGATAGGAGACGAGGACACGCTGGAACTAATCTCAGACAATCCAGCCTACCCGCCGAAGAGCCTGCCCATTGAACAGCGGGAGCGGGCTGTGGTCGGGCGCGTTGTCTGGGTCTGGCAGGGTGTCTAGCAAGGAGGATTGCATGAAAAGGATAGCCGGAGTTCTGCTGGCTGGCGCGGTTGCGCTGGCCCCCGTATGCGCCGAGGCCGAATGCGACAAGGCCGAGGCCAAGAGCATCGTCAATACCATTCTGAAGAACAAGCTCGCCACGCGGGAGGTGGTCAATGTCACGACCTACTACCACTGGCGCACAGGCTGGTACAATCTGGGATACGAACAGCAGTACAAGTTCATCAACGGCCTTGCCGGAGTCGAGCAGTATCTGCGGGGGCCGCTGGTCACCACGCGCATCGTCTTTCTTGGCGAGGATGTTGCCAAGGGAGGCCCTGGCGGGGTCGAGGTAATGAAGAGCAGGCCGTAGTCTCCATTCATCAAAGACAGGCTAGGCCCTTCCCTTCGGGGAGGGGCCTTTTTTTGCGCCTCCGAATCCCCGCAAGGAAGAAATTTATAAATTTTTGCATTTTTTGCTTGCCTTGCTATGCGAATTTGTATAAAAAGGACTTGCCAAGCAGGAAGAAGGCCGAAAGGCCGGAACCGCAAGGCGGCAGGCCCCGGCCGCGAAGGGGGCTCCCCAAGAATCACCTCAAGAGCGAGAGCCAGACGAGGCAAGCCGAAAGGCGGGGGACAGCAGGGAGCGCGAAAGACTCCACGCAGGGCATGACAAAGCCCCGCGACCAACGCGAAACAGGCAAATCAACTTTTCCACATACAGGGGCCGTCTTCTTCGGGAGGCGGCCCCAAAACTTCAAAGGGAGATCACGAGATGATGAACTGCACTTTCACCCCAAGCCCCAAGCTCCAGCGCCTTCTCGACTGCTACGAGGAGGCTTTTGAGAAGAGGCACCACCTTGTCCGTGACGTACAGGTGAACGGCCGCTGGTTTGAGGTTGCGCCCAGTTTTGAGCTTCGCTGCACGCTGGCCTGCGACGAGAGCGGCCGCGTCGAACAGATTTCTTCCGGTGGCTACATCAGCGCCGACCTGACGGTCCGCAAGGCTATCGCCGCCCACTTCGGCCTGCCCACCTTCCGCAAGAACGCTAGGAAGGCCAGCTAAAGACAAGGGGGCTTCGGCCCCCTTTTTCATCAACCTCGACTTCAAATGGAGATCACGAGATGAGCCGCAACTACTACATCGAGGGCATCACGAAGCCCCGCGGCGTCCATAACGCCGACTACGGCGCAACCTACGACCGCACCTACAAGACATACGACTTCCAGAGCCGCGAGAACGCCGAGCGCTTCGCCGCGGCCTGCGGATACGAAGCTGGCGAGGTGCGCGAGGAGATCGGAACCGCGGCTGGCGTCGGCTGGCAGGGAACCGTAACGGTCTACCGCCGTCCAGGCAGGGAGCCTGCGAAGCTGCACGACATCTTCATCGACTAGCAGAACGGGGGGCTTCGGCCCCCTTAACTTCAGAAAGGAGATCGCATGATTTTCAACTACACGCCGCACACAATCGACGTCTACCGCAGGCAGGACGTTGTTCCCGACACTGGCAGGGGCTTCGTTGCCCGTCACGGCAGAGGCCCCGTCTTCGTGATTCCTTCCGCAGGAATTGCGAGGGCCATGTCATCCGAATCGCCAGCAGGCACCGTGGACGGCATCCCGCTGGTGGAAGTCCAGTACGGCAGGCTCGAAGGCCTGCCGAAGCCCAGCCTTGGCGTCTTCTACGTTGTCAGTGCCATCACGGCGCAGGCTGCCAAGGCGCAGGGGCGCGACACCAGCGATCTGCTCCTAACAACGGGGCTGGTCAGGGACGCCGACGGCCGCATCGTCGGCTGCACGGCATTCGCGAGAGCGTAGGAGGGACGCTATGAAGAAGTCACTTTCAGAGCGTCTTGAGGACGCCAGAGAGACCCTTGAAGCCATGGTCGGCGAACTGGCCGACATAGCCTGCGAACTGCCCTACGGCTCCGACGATTTCGAGGCCATCATGGCCTTCCGCTTCCGTCTGGCTTCCATGCTCAAGGCAGACATGCTCCCCCGCCTTCCCGAAGAGGAAGAGGCCTGCGACGAGGAGAACGACGATGAAGCAGCTTAGATATTCCGAGGCCATCGCCCTTGAGTGGAAGATGGCCCAGCTCCTTCAGGAACTCAGCGCCTTCGTGGACGAAGAAGAGGACCGCATCGAGGACGGGGCCGAGAACGACCCCGAATACATAGACGCCTTGAGCGAGGCAGCCGTCCTGCTCGACAAGGCCTGCATCCAGATGGCCAGAGTTGACGGCTGAAACGCGAACGGCCCTTCGGGTGGAGCCGAGGGGCCGTCTCTGCATGAGCTTACACGAGAAAACTCAACAAGCGAAAATGGAGATTACAAGATGACTACCAGCTTTGTCTACACCGCCGTTTTCACGTTCCTGCTTCAGTCCGGCGCTCCCATCGAGGCCGACGAGGCCAGCTTCCCCACCTACGACAGCTGCATGGTCGAGGCTGAAAGCGAAGCCCGCCAGCTTGCCCGCGAATGGGCATGGGAGGAAGAGCGCACGGGCCTCAAGGGCTTCTACCGTGGCGTGGAGGTCAGGTGCGAGAAGCGCCCCGCGCCGAAGGAGAAGAAGGGGGCGCGTCATGGGCGCTAGCAAGCCTCTGCTGGCCCTTCTCGTGGCTGGCTCCATGCTCACCGCCGTGGGCGGGATCGTCGTGGGCAACCGCGCCGTGCAGTGCGCCGAGGCCTTCAAGGGCCGGGCGCTGGAATGGCACGGCAAAGCGCAGAAGCTCCAACGCCAACTGGACGCATCGCAGGCCATCCGCGCCGAGCTGGAAGCAAAGCTCAAGGCGAAGCCTGCCACAACTTCTGCCTCCGCAGTCGGCAAGGCTGGCACCCTGAGCAGAAAGGCCCAGAACTACGTCAACCTGAAAGCGCCTCACGACCATTACTGGCGCGGGCAGGTGTCGAGGGATTTGCACGGTCACGCGGTATTCAAGAGTCCTGAATGGTCGCTTCGCGCCGGAGCGCTCTGTCTCCGCAGCTATGCGCGGAAGCACGGCATACGGACTATCAGGGGCATCGTGGAGCGCTTCTCCACGAACAACCACGAGGAATACATCCGGTTCCTCTGCAAGCGCATGAAGCTGAAGCCTGATGAGCCGTTCGATGTGGTGGCCCGCATCCCCGAGCTTCTTCCGGCTATGGTTCGTTTCGAGTCTGGGGCCAGCGTGAAGCCTGAGCACATCGCTATTCTCGACTTCCTCAAGGAGAGCTAGATGCAGGAGTTCAACGCCGATCAGTCGGCACACATCTACCGCGCCATGCCGGGGCTGAACAAGTCGAGCATCGAGAAGTTGCTCGACTGCCCCTTGGCCTACAAGCTGGGGCTTGAGCAGAAGGACGAGCCGACGCCAGCAATGGCCTTCGGCACCCTCGTCCACAGCATGATTCTGGAGCCGGAGACGGTGCCGAGCCTCTACCACGTCATGCAGGCCAGCGCGACTACGAAAGCCGGAAAGGCCGAGAAGGCGCAAGCCCTCGCCGAAGGCAAGACCATCGTCAGCGCCAGCGACTACGAGCGGGCCAAGGCCATGCAGACACGGGTGCAGGCCCATCCTGCCGCAAGCTGGCTTCTGGGCCTTCCAGGGCATTCCGAAGTTTCCATGTTCTGGGAGATGCCGACCGAAGACGGCAGGGTGCGCCAGTGCAAGGCCCGCGCCGACCGCATAGCGCAGGTCGGTGGAGGTGAGATTATCATCGACCTCAAGACGCACAGCGGGGCAGTCAACCCCAGCGAAATCGAGCGCACGGTGGCGAAGTTCGGCTACCACAGGCAGGCCGCTTGGTATGCGGACGGCTACGAGCGCATCGCAGGCCGTCCATGCCACGGCTTCTATTTCGTTTTTGTGAGCACCACCGCTCCCTACATGGTGACGGCGGGCAAGATGGGCGACGAGGCGCAGGCCATCGGCTGGGGCGACTGCCTCAAGGCCGAGCGCATCCTGCACGAGTGCGAAGAGTCCGGCAAGTGGCCAGGATACGCCGACCAGTTGATTGAAATTGACATCCCCGCGTGGGCCTACAAGAAGGCTGCGGAGGAGATGGACGTTCCAGAAGTGCCTTTCTAGGAGGACAAATTGAGCCAGCAATATGCACCCGCTCCGCGAGGCCAGCAGGCCCCCGCCGTGAGCGTAGAAAACCAGATAGTCCAGATGCGCGGGGAATTCGTCCGCGCCATCGGAGGGGCAACCCCGCAGGAACAGCAGAAGAGGGCAGAGCGATTCGCCCGTGTCTGCGTCACCGCCATCCGCAAGTCTCCCCAGCTTCAGCGCTGCAATCCGGCATCCATCCTCGGCGCAATGATGGAATGCGCCCAGCTCGACCTTGAGCCGAACACGCCGTCCGGCCTCGCCTACCTCATCCCCTACGGCAGGGACTGCACCCTGCAGATAGGCTACCGCGGCCTTCTTCAGCTCATGTACAGAAGCGGGGCCATCGCCAGCTTCAACGCCGACGTCGTGTACAGGCAGGAAATCGAGGCAGGGCTGTTCACCTATACATCCGGCATCCATCCGAACATCGAGCACCGCATCGACCTTCTGGACGGCTCCGCGAGGACAGGCAACCCGCAGGACATCGTGGCCGCATACGCCTGCGCCGTGCTCAAGAGCGGAGAACCTGTCATCCGGCTCGTCACCCGCAAGGACATCGACCAGGCGAGGGCGCAGGGCGG